GAACTTTTAATGTTCCAACACCAGAAAGACCAGGTGAAAAAACATAGTCTCTTATTTGCCTTTTAGCCATTTAAAATTTCCCTCGATCTTTTTATGAAAGCGCAATTGCTAATGCAGTTACAGATGAATCTACAGCACTTTTGGACATTGCATCGTTAGGTGCAGTAGCTCTACCTAGATTCGTTATTTTATTATTTAGAAGACTTAGATCAGCACCAACTCCAGTAGTGACACCTAAAGTGCCTGCTACGATAGTGTTACCGTTAGCATCAACTGTAAACTTATTACCACCTACACCAAATGTAGTACCAGCAGCGACAGCAGCGTTAAAAGCAGCACTCTCCCCTATGACAGCACCAGCAGCATCAACACTGAATGTGGGAGCAGTTAGATCAGCACCACCTTTGATGCCATTATTAACTCCAAGTTCTCCTTCCACAGTTGTATTAGTACCCTTAAGAGTTGCGTCTCCCACAACTTCAAGAGCTCCACCAACATCAACATTACCCTGTAGATCTGAATCTTGTACAACAGTGAAGTTACCGTTAACAGAGAAGTCAGTAGCAACAACGTTATACTTAAACTTACCGTATACAGCAAAACTCAGACAATTTGCATCCTCTGCCCATATTATGATTTGATCATCACCTGTTGCTTTTATGTCAGTTCTTTGGTAGAATGTGCGTGGAAATAGTTTTGTGTTATAATTTAAGTAGTTAGATGTTGGTAAAGTAGCCTGTCCAGCCTCTAAGATTCCAATTCTGAATCTAGTTGGTTGTGAACTCTGGTTAGAGATGAAGATCGAAAGTTCTACATCCTCTCCAGTAGGTACTGTATACAAACTTGTATTCGTTTTGCCATTCGTGAGCAATACCGAATTTAAGAATCCAGAAGCAACTGGGTTATCTACTACTTCTCCATGCACCAAGAAGGACGTAGACTCGAAATCACTATATACAACTAGACTTTGCTCATTGGCATAGTACATAGTTTGTGTTTCGTATGTCTCTCCTGCTGCAATCTCTAAGTCGTATAAGATATAATTAGACGGAGCAAATGCTAACAATGCACCACTAGAAACCCCAACTCTGACTCGTACAGGATACGGACTCTGGTGTGCAATTGAAATCTTCGCTTCTACTAGCTTGCCAGCTGGAGCAACATGGAGAACTGTTCTGGTTTTAACCTGTGGAACAATTGCTGCTAGAGCACCATAAGTAGCCATAACTTTAGGGTTTATAATACAATCATGTTTATTTATAAGTTAGACTGAAATGAAAATTCTTACTGGATTTAATGGATTTATTGGAAAGAAGTTTGCCGATAAGCTTGGAAGAGACTATATCGGAATTGAACAGAAGAATTGTTTTCAGTTAATTGATAGTTTACCTATCTGGGATAAGATCACAGAGATCATCCACATGGGAGCAATCTCCTCGACAACTGAAAGCAACATCGCAGACCTCACAGTATATAACGTAGAGTTCACTCTTCGTCTGTTCAACAAAGCAATTGAACATGGTATACCTGTCAAGTATGCTTCCTCTGCATCAGTATATGGAAACCAACCAGGTGAAATGAATCCATTAAACTTCTATGCAATTTCAAAATTGCAAGTTGATTACTGGGTTTATGACAATATTGAAAAATTTAAAAACATTCAAGGGTTTAGATTCTTTAATGTATATGGAGAAGGTGAAGAGCATAAAGGAAACCAACGTAGTCCTATTAGCAAATTTGTCTCCGAAGCAAAGATGAACAAGAAAATTAAAATCTTCAAAAATTCTAAGAAGATGGTGAGAGACTTCATCTATGTAGATGATGTAGTGGATCTTGTTCTAAACAACAAGGGAGGATCAGGAATGTATGATATTGGTACAGGACACCCATACTCTTTTAGAGATATTGCTGAGATTGTTTCAAAGAAATATGGTGCAAGGATAGAAGAGATTGATTTCCCAGAACATTTACAAGGGAAGTATCAATACTATACATGTGCAGATATGAACTGGGTAGATGGTTATAACTTTACTAATGTAGAGGAATATATCAATCGCCCCGAACCACCCGATACGAGTCTTCTTCAAAGTGCTCGGTAGAAAATTCGAATAGTTCTACGTCTGTGATGCCTTCCATCATATGTCTAAGACCAGGAGGTATATAAAACTTATCTCCTGGTTTTAATATAATGGTGTCTGCATCAATGAAATCATCTCTATAACCATAGGTCATCTTTAATTCACCACTCTGGACATAGAATGTTTCATCTTTAATCTTGTGATAATGGTATGAGCACTTCTTACCAGCATTAAAAAATAGAAGTTTTCCACAATACTTTTCAGAATTGCAGATCCACTTCTCATATCCCCAACCTTTCTGTACAATTTTCATGCAAAGAAGTCCTCAGAATTAATACCTTTGTCATCAATGAAATAAGTTGCATGGAATTTACCCATGTGTAACTTATCAAATTTACATCCCCATGACTTAAGTTGATTATAAGTTAGGTCATAAAACGCTTCGTGTGCTTTAATCCCATCACCTTTAAATCTACCCATGCCTCTAGCAGTATAGAAAATAATACTATTACCTTCGTCGTATATTTTATTTAACTTCTCTATCCGATCCATCATTGGTTCGGATTTTTCATACTGTCCTACAGGAGTATCACAGATAGTCCCATCAATATCAACTACGTATATCATTTATGTCATCTCCACAAAGAACGTATGTACCATGATTTTGAACTGCTATAGCAGCAGCCTTATTAGCATAAGGAATTGCTTTTTCTATTTTACCATACTCTAAGTAAAAGTAAACCAAAGCACAAAGGAATGTATCTCCTGCACCTGCTACATCAAAACAAGGAACTGCTTCACCTGGATATATCTTTCCTTTATACTCAGCACCAGCAGAACCTTTAGTAACAATCTTATTTCTGTATATACCTTTTAACTTAGAGTCTTCCAATTCATTGATCTTGATGAAGCATCCTTTCTTAGGAAGTTTATCCTTCTTACTGTCTATGAATACAGGACCATTAAATGCTTCTACCAATTCAAAAATCTTTTCTTCTGATAAAAATCCTTTGTCATAATCAGATATGATCATGGCATCAAATGGTTCACCAATAAGATCTCTATGTGGTGTGCTAGTAGGATAAGTATCACCAGTTGGTAACTCCCATCCATAGTCAGCAACTTCATCATTCTCATCCAGTCTCATTAGTTGTTGATTAGAACGTTCATCAACATACCTAGTCTTAACTGGTTTTAATTCATTGGTCATCAAATATACATCCACACCAAATGACAAGAGGTTTTGTCTTACGTTACTTGCCATTCCGTCTGCTGTTTCAGTACGAATGTATTCCATTACTGGTACAGGTGCTTCAGGACTTAACCTAGTACACCTACCATAAACATATTTGTCAATACATGTCTCCCCTATAACGATGACCTTGTATTGTTTTTGTTGTGGAATATTCTCCAATCCTATCGAAGAACTCAACTCTTTTTGCATACTCACGTCCTACTACATCTCCGTTTTTCCAGTCAGAACCTACTACTAGTATATCAGGGTTTATGATTTTAATCAATTCTTCAAGCTCTTGTCTTGAATCGAACGTATGGATTACGTCCACTGCTTTCAAAGAACTCAGTTGATACTTTCTATCCTCTAATGGATAGATGGGTCTATCAGGTCCTTTATCTGCTCTGACCTTTCGGTCAGTATCGATACCCACTATAAGCATAGTCCCTAGAGACTTAGCATAGTTTAGTAGTTCAAAATGTCCTCTATGAAGGACATCAAAACATCCATTAACCCAAATAATCATGTGTATTTTTTATAAACATTGCCATGCATTTGATTTGGATGCTGATTTTGTTTTAAATGTGGTGCATCAATATCAGCACAGAAGAAAGCAGTTACGACATGCTTTGAATCCATTGTAGATTTATTACCTCTGTGTGGATATAACTGATTGCAAGGGAAGATTAAAAGTTTACCTTGTTCAGGTTCACATTTGTAATCTAGATCAGGAAACTCAGTTTCCCCACCACCTCTGACATTATCCAAGTAAATGATCATGGCATAGAGTCTTGATAATAATAGTGGATCCATTGGGGATATGTCAATATGATCCCTAAACCATCCATTATTTTTATCATAGCATCTAATAGAATGATCGTAAGATACTAGAGGTGCTCTCCAAAGAAGTTTGTCTTTAGCACCCCATTTATAGAAATTATTGATAGCACGATCAGATTCAATTGCTAACTGACACCAAAAATCTTGTCCAATGATAGGAACTACTTGTCTACATTTTTTATGTACCTTGTCAATTTCACCCATTCCAACACCACCTTCCTCATGGAATCTGGTATTAGTCCAGAACCAATTTTTCCATGCTTCACAATCTTCTGCTGGCAGAAAATTCTTTTCTTCGTATATAAGATCTGTTAATTTCATAGTAATTGTTTTAGGTCTCTTTTAGATAATCTTTCTTCTGATCGTTCCACTGAATTTGGAATGAATAACAGTTCTGCTCTTTCTGGTAAGTAGAGATATTGAATCTCACTTTCTCGCATAGTTTTTAATGCATCATCTATAGTTTCAACTATAGTATCTCCAGCTAGATTGAAAGATGTGTTGAATAATATAGGCACATCTGTTATGTTATAGAATGCCTCTATTAATTTATAGTAGTTTGGATTCTGTTCTTCTGATAGAGTTTGAATCCTACACGTATCATCAACATGAGTAATACAAGGTATCCTTTCAGGTTGTAATACATCTACTGCATACATCATATATGGTGATTCATATAATCTATTCATATCAAACCATTCATGTGCATGATCAGCAAGTACTGTTCCAGCAAAAGGTCTCCAGTGTTCTCTCTTCTTTACTGTATTGACTTTATCCTTTCCAGTAGGATCACGAGGATCATATAGTATAGATCTGTTACCAAGAGCACGAGGACCATTCTCAGATTTACCTTGAGCAATAGCAACTATATGACCTTGACTAATTAAATCAGCAACACTTTCAGGAACAACCTCAGATACTTTAAACTCATCATCTTTTAACTTATAATCATACTCCAATGATTGTCCAAAGTATACATTGGTCAATGGTTTTATTTTTTTCTTTCTATATTGTTTAGGGCATTCTCTTGCATAGGTTATATACGCTGCACCCATAGCAGTACCACAGTCACTAGACATAGGTTCTACATACAGATTAATCTCTTTAGGTAACCTCTTTAATATTCTATAATTACCAACACAATTTAAAGCACATCCACCAGTAAAGATAATATTATTAGATCCAGATAATTTATGTGTCTCTAAAATTCTTTGGTACACATATTCTTCAAAATCTTTTTGTAATTTATAACAAAGATCTGCATCACGTTGAAACTTATCTTGTTCATTCTTAGAATATGAAATGTAATCCCATGGCCGTACTCTTGCCATAACATTCTTATGCTCATTATAATCTGCTAGAGCAAATATATCCTCATTACCTCCAGCATCAGATATCATTTGTTTTATTCTATCATTGGGTTCTCCATATGATGAAAGACCCATAGTTTTACCACACTCTAAACTATCCCATCCAAGATATTCTGTGATACCAGAATATACAAATCCAACACCAATACTTTTTAGCTTCTCTACAAATGGTGGTGCTCCAGCAACCCACTGATTTGAATATCCAATAATCTTTTGACTTAAACATGATGCTGCATTAGGATCTTCATTGAAATAGAAGATACTCTCATGCTCCTTACCCCACTCATGGTCAGCACCAGCACCATCTATTACAAGGATACCTGCTTTATCGAATCCTGAATTATAGAACGCACAAGAGGCATGTAGAGAATGGTGATAATCCTTTGCTTCTACATACCTCTTAACTTTAATCCCTATCTTCTTAATATATTTAAAGTATGGTCCAAAATCACATTTGGTATTGTATAGATGTGTGTAAGCACATAGATCAATTTCCTTAGTGTATTCAACTACTTTATCCAGAGCATTGAATACTTCTCTGTCATATTTGACATGTGTTAATCGTTCTTCCTGTAAGGACAACACTACTTCATTGTCTTTCATAAGACATACAGCAGCATCATGAGATCTATTAACACCAAGTATCCACATAATTAAACAGGATTAAAGTTTATGTTTAAAACTAAACGTTCAGTTGTGCTCTCTGGATAGCGAGAGGCATGATATCTTCGACCATCAAATAAAACTAATCTACCTGATTTAGGTGTCACAGTTTTTTCAACAGTAAAGAGACTGGGGTCATACCCATTAATGAATCTCTTGATATTAGGATCTAGAAATTCCTTAAAGAAATGAGTATCACCATCACTATCATTAAGGTAATAAATTGCCGTGTATTTCAATCCATCACCTTGATAATCAACATGTGGAACATGATGAGGTTGTCGGTTCTTGTTCAATGTAAAGAGACCCAATCTTAATTGAACAAGATCCTTGATAGTCATGTTAATTTTTTCTTCCATCGAATACAGAAGAGGAACGAAAATATCATACCACTCAGAATCTTTTCCCTCTCTGCCCCAAAGGATGTGCATGAACCCAGTAAACGAAGCAGCCTCAACATCAGTCTTAGAATCATTAAGTTTATTCTGTTCCCAATACCACAATGGTGATGTTATATCACGATTGAAGTACCATGGAAACTTTGAATCCATGACTGTTTGCCTTAGATGCTCCTGATACCTAGTATTAACTACATCATCAATAACTAAGATATCTTCAAAATGATCAGTCATCAGACTTGTTAGGAACCTTGACTAACTTTTGAATTTCTGGGAGATACATATATTCGATCTCGCTTGTTTCTAATGTCTCTAACGCATCATGTATTGTTTCAACCAGAGGTTCACCTCCAAGATTGAAACTAGTGTTAAAGAGTATAGGTACACCTGTAATCTTATCAAAAGCATCAATAAGTTTGTAGTAGTGATCATTCTGTTCCTCCGTCACAGTTTGAATTCTGCATGTATTATCAACATGAATCACTGATGGAATCTTGTCTTCCACACCATCATGACATTTCACAGCATACATCATGTGTGGAGTTTCTTCTCTTCCTTGAAGATCAAACCAATCATGAACAGTCTCTTTCTTAATAGAACATGCAAATGGTCTAAACCACTCACGATGTTTAACACCATTAACAATATCCTTACCATCTTTAATAGTAGGATCAAAGAGAATAGATCTATTACCTAAAGCACGAGGACCACCTTCTGATCTTCCTTGGAAGATAGTTACAATATTACCTTCACGAATAAGTGCAGCAACATCATCATAGGTAGTATCTTTTACATCTAAACCAGCAATAGCTTCTTCATAAGTAGCAGGATCATACTGAGGACCATAGTAAACAGATGCTTGCTTTCTAGGTTCTTCATTATCAGTAAGTTGATGTAACTTATAAAGTGCTCCACCGATAGATGTACCACCATCATGTGAGATAGGTTCACAATAGATGTTTAGATCAGGGAAACGTTCCCAATACTTATAGTTTGCAACACAGTTAAGACCATAACCACCACAAACTACAATATTCTTTTCACCAGTTAACTCAACTGCTTTCTCAATCAACTCACACATACGTTCAGAAGTTTCTTCTTGAATCTTATATGCCATATCCTTTTGGATATCTGTATGATCAAGTCTCTCACCCTTTGGATGATATTTCATATCCTCAGAAAGGATAGGGAATCTTGCTGCATTGATTTGAGCAGCATTAGGATATGTTGGTACAATCAAATCTCTATTACCCCAACCATCCCTAAAGAATGATGGTATCTCATCATTTGGTTTACCATATGGAGCAAGACCCATAAGTTTACCTGCTTCAATAGCAGGGAACCCACAATACTGTGTTACTGCTTCATACATTTTAGTATGACCAGGATATTCAGTAATGAATGTATTAGGTTCTGGTTCATGGAAACCAATAGAAGCTTTAGTTCCTACATGCTTCCATACTTGCTCAAACTCTTCTGGATACTCTGCATGGAAGATAGTTTCAAATTCATACAATGTATCTGGAACTTCTTTCATTTGTAAGAAACTTCCAGCACCATCAGCAATGACACATGCAGCAGTTTCAAAACCAGAATTATAGAAACCACATGCAGCATGCATTTCATGATGATTCAAATCAATGTAAGTTGTTTCAAATGTAAATTTCTTACGAGCAATCTTCCTTACAAATCCTTCATACATATGCTCACCAGTCCAATCAAGATTAGGACCAGATCTATGTGTATGACAAACAACTAAGTGATCAATATGATCAACATACTCAAATGCTTTGAGGATACCTAACATAGGAGATCCATCATACTTAAATCTACTAAGTCTTTCTTCTTCGAGATAGAAGACTATCTCACCGTCTACCATTAGACAGGTACTACCGTTGTGACCACGTGCAACCGCTAAAATAATCATGTTAACCTCACTTAGTTTTTAGTACATCAGCAAACCCTGAAGGGGTCTTACTCAATGGTTTAATATCACATTGATCAGCCATCAATGCTGGAATAAGATTTGGATTGTTAGACTTCTTTGTTTCTTTTGAACCTAAAGATGGCATAGGCATCATTTGTCCACCGCTAGCCTTCTGTTTCTTCATCTCTTCTTCCATCTGTAGAGTATAATCTACTTGTTGCTGCATCTCATCAGGAAGTCTAATAACTTTATCAGAAACTTTATAATACTTCTTCATCAGTTTATCAACCTCTTGCATGATAACAGATTCAACCTTATCATTCATTGCCATAATACGGTCATTGACTCGGTTGGTGTATTCATCAATGGTGATACGAATAGGATCATATACTCTTAAACCTTCTCCCATATCAAGAACAGAAAACTTCTTATCTTCTGGATAACTAATGTTTTCTTTGAATGTAGATCCTACAACTACAACTGCTGGTTTTTCAAACGCTTTTGCAATGTGTTGTCCAACAGAATCACAACCAATAAACAAATCAGCTGCTTTAATAGCACCAGCAAGTTCCCTTAAAGATCTTTGTTGTGGATGAGATACAGTTTCTGTAAATCCTTCCTTCTCAAAATCAATTGTTAATTCTGATAAAAGAATAACAGAGTATTTTTTCTGTAACTTCTTAAGGATACTGATTACATTATTAAATTCGAAACTTCTTCCAGAAGTATCCATAATAATATTACCAGCAGTCTGAACTCCTCTACCAAATGGTTGGAAGACTACAGTTTTCTTTTTCTTAGTTCTGGAATAGACATTTTTCCTACTGTTGCGACAGTAGCGGCTGAAGAGCCAGAAATTGCCGCAAATATAGCACATCCTAATACATTGACGTGGATTAAG